TAATTTAGAAGTTCCAGAAACCATCTTACCAGCATTAGAACGTGAGTCTTGATATTCAGTTTCAGATTGACCGTGCTTACCTTTGTAGAGTTCATCAACCTGCTCTACTTCTTCTTTCTTGGTTGACTTTTTCTTTCCACCCATTTCGTCTTTTCCTAGACGACCAGCAATAACATCACCACGGGTTACTTTATCATATGGAGGATAGTTGTTTGCAAGATTACCATCATTCTTTTTTGCCTCATCAATTGACTCATTCTTCGCACCATAATATGCACCGATTGCTTTCTTGATTCTTTCTTTCTTAGTATCACCAGAGAAACGCTCATCACTACTATGTACGAAATCTTTAATAGTCTTTCTAATATTTGAACCAACATCAATCTTTTCTGACTGGACTGTTGGATTTACAGTTACATTTCCTACCTTTTTGTTTTTAGGGAGTGGTGATTTTCCTTTTTCTGTATTACCAGATTTATCTGCACAAGTATTACACTGTGCATCTTCGCCCATGTTCAATGGTAGTTTGCCCTGCTTTTGCATCTGCATTTTTTTCTGTTGCAACATCTGTTGTTGTTGCATTACCTGTTTTGCAGCATTTTGTTGTTGGGGTGTTGCCTGACCAGTTGCAGGAGTACCAGCAGCAGGTTTTGCCTGTGGTTGAGCAGGTTTTGCCTGTGGTTGAGCAGGTTTTGCCTGTGGTTGAGCAGGTGGTTGTGGTTGACCAGTTGCGGGTGTCTGTTGACCAGTTGCGGGTGCTGGTTTCATCGAATTAGGAGCCGCAGGTCCTGGTTGTTGTGTTTGTCCTGGTTTCTTTACTGCAGGAAGTTGAATTGCTTCTGCAAATTCTTCAAAATCTTTGTTTAGATCTTCGTTCTTGTACTGATCTAATAGATCACGATAATACGCTGAATATGAACTTACTTCCTCCTTCCTCATTGCGCGTCTCTTTAACTCAGCAGATTTTCTTTCTCTCTCATTTTTTGCTTGAGTTTTTTGCTGAATCATTTTTTTGAGTTGTGGTTTTGATTCAACCCCATAGATTCCATGTTTAGGAGCACTAAAACCTTTTCCACTATAGTAGACTGGTGTACCCATGTAATTCTTTACTGAACCAACTTTAGCTTCAAGTAAAGAAAAAGCATAGTCTCTATATGAACCAGTTAAATTCTCTTCAATTTCTTTTAGAATAGAATCGGTATCATTTTCTCCGTACATTGCCCATGCTCTTTCAAAAACTTTTACGCTTGCGTAAAGTTTATCTGGAGACAATGTAATAAGTTTATCTAATTCCATAGCTGGTAATTTTCCTGGTTTTTATTATTTATTAGGTTTATTGTTTTTAGCAAAACTTCTAATCTTTTCGAAAGGAGTTAGTTTCTGTAAGTACTCCCTGTACTCATCAGTTCCAACTTCAAGTGGTCCTTTATGATAACTTACATCTTTAATCCATGTTCTATGTACCATATTATCTTCATCTAAAATGATGACATAAGTGGGACCTCTACTAATAATACGTCCAACAACTCCACTATTCATATTCTCAACTTTCTCATTAAGATTAAAGATATTTCCCTGAATATATTCTTCTCTCAATTCTCGTTGATAGAATCTAGGACATATATCCCAGTATTCAAACCCCTCTTTGATACCTATTCTTTTTCTAAGATCATCATAGATTTTCTGTGCATCTTCATCTTCTACATGTCCAGGCAATCCAGATTTGAATTTTTCAAAATCTCCATCTGCGGCTGCCTTTCTCATTTTAGATGCAGACAATCCTTCTACATCGTCAGAATCATCAGATCTTTCACCTGCACTATGTAAGTTGATTGAATTAAAATTGTACAACTTACCATTGTACTTGTTAACCATATCCTGAAACTGTTTTAATCTATCTTTACCAACAACTAGATTAACATCACTATAACCTTGTGCATGTAGATTCTTCAAAACGTCAAAGATATTTCTTCCGTTCTCTGGATCATTCTGAATTGCACCAGCATGATCTGGGAATATTTGTTGCATCAAAGCAACTTTAGAATCAATATCATAAGGATTTTTTTTGTTGTCCTGACTATGACTTGGGTAAATTCTATATTCACCATCACCTGCAATACTAGCAACTTTATTGATCAATTTTTCATGACCTCTGTGTACTCCCTGAAATCTACCAAATGTAAATGTGATTGGTTGGTTTCCATGATTTACTTGAGGTGCATCAGATTGTGTTGGTGGTTCAACTGATTGTGCTGCAGCAGGATCTACAGGAGCTGTCGGTTCTGCTGCAGGTTGCGGTTGTGCTGCAGGTTGCGGTTGTGTTGCAGGTTGTGAATCATAATCAACTAACTTAATACCACCTTCACTTTTAGCAACTACATTTCCTGTATCATCTGCATAATGACCAGCGCCAACGTGAGTTAAACCTCTTTTCTTAGCTTCTAAACTTGCATGTGTCCTTGCTTCAGATAAAAAGTCTTTAAAAGTTTTCATATTTACCTGTGATTTCCCATATATTATTTAGTATTTTGTTATCATCTGTTTGTAAACTGTTTTTGCTAAAGACATTCCAAACATATCAATTCTTTGATCATTTAATTTTTCAGTTAATCCAAATAAAAACAAAAAGAATAAAAGAGGATATTCTAAAATTTTTTGCAATGAAGTGAATAAAATAATAAACACTAAAAGATTGACATACCAAAGTCTAACAAATACATTGCAGATTTGGTGAATCAATACTTTCAGTTTTATTTCTAATTCAATCATTTGACTTATTCAATTTTTTATAATAAATTGTAAAATTCTTATCTAGATCTGTTAGAAATAATTTCTGTTCATTTTCAGATACAGATAATTTCTTCAAAATGGAAAGTGCAAATATTGCAAATTGCTTCTTAAACTCTTCCTTGTTTTTTGTCCTGCAGTTAACTGCAAACTTTTTCATTAAGTGAAGAGTGAAATTTGACATTACTTTTTCCAGTTCTTTTCTATAGTGAAATTGTTTTTACTAAACTCTAATCTGTTAACTAGTTTAACCATACTTCCTTCATGGTGGAGAACATAACCTTCTCCACCAACTACTTTGTATCCATCCTCTGTCTGCACAAAAGTTTTAAATTTTTCTAGCTTATCAAGTTTATCAATGACAAGTTGTTTCGCATCTTGTACTGTCTTATATAGGGAGATAAAAGCTTGAAATTCTTTTTGATGTCCTCTAATGTAGATAACACCAGAATCCAGAATATCACGATATTTTTGTTTTGTCTTTTCTTGTTTTGACTTATCAATTTCCTTTTCAACTTTATCAGAATAAAATTTAACAAACCTATCTATTGTTTGTTTCACATTAGTAATAGCTTTTGCATCTCTAATTTGTGCATTGAAAAATGGTTTTAAGAACGATCCAACAAACCATTTTTGATCTCCACTAGTACCAGAATTTTTATGTAAGTGATTGTGGAAATCTTTTGATATTTGACACATTCTATTTATTTTAGTTATATATGCTTCTAATTTTGTGTTTTCTCTATCATTAAAACTAACTTGTTGAGTATCAGTTTTACTTGAGATTACTGCAACATCTGGAACTTCTCTAAATGAATCGATGTCTACACCAGGAGTAACAGACATACTTTCCATATCTGTACCTCTATAACTGGTATGAAATACCACTCCTATTTTTGCTCTTTTAATTTTTTTACCCACATCACTATCTTCTTCAACACCATATGTAATAGTGTTTGGTCTAAATGTAATCAGTCTATCACCATTTACATTTTCCATTTTCTTATCATTGGTAAAAAGTAAATCTCCCTGTATAACTCCCTTTATTCCCAACTTAGAAAAGTGTTCCAAACAATCTTTTAATTTTTGATTTAACTCACCTTGATAAAATTCATCAATGTCAGTTTTGTTGAAACACATTTTCGGTTCAGTTTTATTAAATACAGATTTAGTTCCAACAAAAAACATTCCATTAATGGGGTGTTTCCCACACACTACAGAAGGAGCTCCATCCCATTTTGTAGATATGGTTGCCGTGGTTTTAGTTTTACCTACCATGTCTCTTACAGATCGTAGAAAATTTACGATTGCAAAACAACCAGCAGATCCATAATTAAGGACCTCATCTTCCAAGTGTTCTAAGTGTTTTAACTTTACTACTTCTGCCATTTTTCTAAAAAAGTCGTGGGTCAATACCAAGTGCATCACTAAATGATCCTGCACTGTTTTTACTACGAAGACTCATCCAGTCTCCTTTAAATTTAGACCAATTATATTTACCTTGTAAAAGGAAATATATTCTTGTCTTCGATCCTACTTTCCTATCTTTAGCGGTACAATATATTACTTGTTTTTCAAATATTGCTTTCTCCTCAAACATAGTTTTGAAATTCATTGGACCATTTTTTTGTGATGCCAATTCTAAAGTTTTTTCACACAAAAAAGATAAAGCCATCATATTAGAGTTTCCTTTATTAGATCTTTTCAAAACACTGTTTTGTAATATAAGTCTCATCGTAGGATCTGTGACAGAATCCTTCAAAGAAACTTGAGAAACTTGTACCTTTTTATCTATAAAATCAATAGTATAATCTGCAATTTGATTTATATTCATAGTCCCAACTTCTGTATTAAGGTTCGAAAGATATTGTACAAAAAATTTCTTTATTGTTTGTCTATCTTTTTTTGCAAACATTTTTACAGACATCATTGGATACATTGTATTTGTTTTTCCAGCAGGTGCTTTCATCAAAACTCCACCACGGAAAGTATTATATTCATTTGTTTGATCTGATGGGTGCAATTCTTTTTTCCACTTTTCTATATCCATTATTTTTGGAAATAGAGTTTTTGGTTTTACTGTGTTTGGTGTTGTTCCAAATGCTGCATTTTTTACAGACACTTGAATTCCAACATCAGAATCTGGAGGATAAACAAAATAGTCAACCAATGGAAAAGAACTTTCAGTGGGAAACTTTATTGTCCACTCAGAACTTCTAGAAATATTTGTAGTGATACCAAAAGATCTTTTCAATGATCTATTTCTTGGTAACTCTTTCAGTAAATAATATGCAGAGAATATTTCAAGTGCTTCACTACCAAATTCGACAATAGATACAATCTCTGTACTTTTCTTCTTATCTAGTTCATCAAACATTTCATCAAATAATGGTATTAATGATGATTCTTTTGTTTGGACATAATCTTTTGTTTTACTGACTATTTGATTAACAGTTACTTTTTTTCCAGTAATTCCTATATCAGAAGGTTTTATTTTTAGACCTTTATCTGCATCAGATTTTTTACCAACTAATATTAGATATTTTGGTTTTACACTTGTCCAAAATTTTTCCAAATCACTGGATAAAAATGTATGTACTTTATCAAGATCAGTTGATTCTAGTTCTGCTTGATCTTTTGCAGCTAATCTAACCTCGCGGGGCACTCTATTTGTATTATGTTGTCGTTGATAATTACTTAAAGAATACGCAATTTTATTTTTTTCATATATTCTTTTTAATTCTTTTTCTTCAACTCCAAATAACAAACCTGCTCCAGACTTAATTGGTCTATTCACAACTCTATTATTAGAATCTTTTCCTGTTATTGAAGCAGTTCTATCACCAACTATCGTATAAAATTTGACATCATCATATAAATCATTTAATGCTTTTGATAAATTTTCCAGAAACAATGTTCTCACTGATCGTGTACTGGGTCCTGCCAATACATAAACTTCACCAGTTCCATCATTGCTTTTCATTCTAACATCAGTATATTTTGTTAGATAAGAATACTTAGAACCAGTGCCACAGAGTTTTAAAATTTCTTGTTGGATTTTATCAGACATTAAAAAACCCCCCTCTTCGTAACTATTTAGAAGAGGGGGGAACAATTTATTTAGAGATCACTTCACGACGATGTTCAGATCGAATGACACTGAATGCACCTTCTGGATATCGTGCAGAGAGTTTCATTGTATTTTGAATTGCAATATCATCCAGTGTAACACCAAGAGCAAGACATGCTTGAACCATATACCAAAGAACATCACCTAGTTCAATACGAAGATGATTCAGGTTATCTTCACTAAGAGGTTTACCTTGGAACAAAACTTTTTTCACAATCTCAGAAAACTCACCTGCTTCTGCACTCATTCCAATTGCAGAAGTCAGAAGACGAGAAAGTGGAGGATATTGGACACTGAGTTCTTCAACACGTTCTACAAAGTTTGCAGTAAACTTGGTTGGTGTGCTGGTAACGTAATCAACAAACTCAAAATACTTTTCAAAATCAGCTTGTACTTGTTCAGTCATACTTTAAATCCTTCGAAATTCCTTGGTTTTTTACTGGTTATGTGTGTTGGCTCATAATCATCGTTTTCTCTTCCAGAGTCAACGATGTTCTTTTGAGCAGTATCATCTAAATTATACAACTTCATCTTTGATCTGTCAATACCCACAACAAATCTTTTGTTTGATGTTGGATCATTATATCTGTTCTTAAGCTGTTTAACCATAAGTTGATTTAATTCTTCTAGTTCTTCTGTACTAATCAATGCAAACATAAAGTCTGCAGTTGCAGGAAGACCAAAAGATTCACTTGTATCTGTCAAATCAATATCACTACTTGCATACCCAGAACGAGTTGTTTGTGTTGCACTAACAATTGGTACATTAAACTCAACCGCAAGACCGCGAAGTTCTTCAGCAATTGCTTTTACATAAGTATAAGAGTTTACGATAGATCCTTTGTAACGACTACTCGAACAAATGTTAAGATAATCCACAAAAATAATATCGGGACGAAAACCCTTTTTGAGACCAAGTTCATTGAGTAGTGATTTAAAGTGACCCACATGGGCGGAGGCAGTGGGATACTCTTTGATGATAAGTTTTCCTTGCGTTTTCTTGGATAAGTTTGCAAGGCGATCTGTGTACAATACCTTTGGTATTTCAGTGATCTTCTGAATGTTAACATCAAGTAGATTTGCATCAATACGTTCTGCAATTCTTTCTTCAGACATTTCCAACGTAATATACAAAACGTTCTTACTTTGTAGAAGACATGCGGAAGCCATATGACACATAAAAAGAGATTTACCAACACCTGTTCCTGCGAGGGCAATATTAAGCGTCTTAGTAGGTAACCCACCCTTGGTAATTTTGTTAAAGAGTTCAAGATCAAAAGGAATTTTTTCTTCTTTTCGGTGGTAGAAATCATAACGAGCTTCATCATCTAGAAAATAATCATGACCGACATGATCATCAAAACTAATAGACAAAGCATCAGAAAGAATACTTGGGATAGCATCTCTAGATCTTGTCTTATCTTTTCCATCTGCAATCTTAATGCTTTCTAGAAGAGAAAGATAGATTGCTCTGTCCTTACACCATTTTTCAGTAGTATCAAGCATCCACTGATGATCAACACGTTCTTCTTGAAACTTTTCAATAGTTGTTTCAATTTTCTGAAATATTTCTTCTGTAATATCTTTTCTTTTTTCACATTCAATAAAGAGAACTGATTTAGTTGGAACACTGTCATAGTCATTTACATACTTATAGATCTCAGAAAAAATTACTTTCTCAGATAATTCTTCAAAATATGTGTCTTTGATGAAAGGTAGAACCTTGCGTAGATAATCTTCATTATG